ATTTAAAAAGCAAGAGGATGCTCCTGTTGCTAAGAAAGAGCCTGCAAAGCCTAAACAAGCTAAGGTCAAGACTGAGCTTACAGAAAAAGAAAAAGCTACAGCGGAAGGTGAACCGTACATTGCTATTACTAAGGTAGAAATCAATCCTGAGAATATTAATGATGGTGCATTTGATTTAGATTTCAATGACAAGTTTGTATTGAATCTTATTAAAGCAGGTTACAGACAACGTGAAGATGATACTGATGTAATCATAGTAGACAGATGGTTCCAAACAGTATGTCGTAATGTGGCATTAGAGATGTATGAACAACAAGTAGCAGATCCGGAGAACCGTACAGAAGGCCGTGATGCAAGAGTTATTCGTACAAAAGATTTAGGTAACGGAAGAACAGAGGTAAGCTAATGACAACACTTAAATATTTGAAATGTTCAATGCCCAACTGTCATAACACGGTTGGCCAACATTCTAAAAATAAAAATTCAAACAAGCAAGTATGTTCTGCACATAGAACTAATAGAAAAACTGAAGTTGATATTTGGAAAATGAATCAAGGATGTGCTAATAAAGACGGACATTATGGTTTTCCTTGTGTTTGTTCAACTATTATTGAGCCGGCAACATTACAAATAAATCATATTGATGGTAATAACGGAAATCGTAATCCCAATAACATTGAAGTGTTGTGCGCTATGTGCCATCCTGTAGTTACTATTCGGAATGGACATCATTTACAAGCTAGACCCGATCGTAGAAGTAAATTAGCACCAACCAAATTGTTTGAATTTTATTGACAATAAATCAACATTGCTGTATAATACATACATATTAACAGATACCTTTATATGAAATACGCACTTATTGACACAGCAAACACATTCTTCCGTGCCCGTCACATTGCATCACGCAACAGTGACACATGGGAAAAGATCGGAATGGCACTACATCTTACACTAGCATCGTGTAATCAAATAGTTCGCAAATTTGGTATTGACCACGTGGTGTTCTGTTTAGAGGGTAGAAGCTGGCGTAAGGACTATTACGAGCCTTATAAGAAAAATCGTGTTGTGGATACGCAAGCACAAACACAAGCTGAAAAAGAAGAAAATGAAATGTTCTGGGACACCTATGAAAAGTTCACAACCTTCTTACGAGAGAAAACTAATGTAAGTGTATTACGTGATCCTAAGGCAGAAGCTGATGATTTGATTGCAAGATTTGTGCATTTGCACCCAGAAGATGAACATTTTATTATCAGTAGCGATAGTGATTACATCCAACTGATTACAGAAAATGTAAAACAGTACAATGGAATTAGCAATCAATTAATTACACTTGACGGTTATTTTGATGACAAGGGTAAAATTGTTAAGGATAAAAAAACAAATGAACCAAAACTGTTAGGTGATCCACAATTTATCCTCTTCGAAAAATGTATGCGTGGAGACGCTACAGATAACGTATTCAGTGCTTATCCAGGTGTGCGTAGTAAAGGTAGCAAAAACAAAGTTGGATTGATGGAAGCTTATGCTGACCGCAATAAACAAGGCTATTCGTGGAACAACATGATGTTGCAACGCTGGTCTGACCACAATGAAGTAGAACATCGTGTACGTGATGATTATGAACGTAATCGGGTATTGATTGATTTGACTTGTCAACCAGATGATGTTAAATTATCAGTAGATACGAACATTCGTGAGGGTGTTCGTACAACTGTTACTCCTCAAGTTGGCATTCATTTTATGAAATTCTGTGGTAAATACGAGTTGACTAAGATTAGTGAACAAGCTGATACATATGCAAAATGGTTAAACAATCCTTATAAGGGAAGTTTAGTATGAGTAACAAAGAAGAAACACAATGGGTTCTTGTAGATTGTGTTAGTACATTTAGAAATCGTTATATGGTTGAAGTGCCCGTGGGTGTTGACAACTATGGTAAAGATAAAAGTTTGTGGGCGTTAGATACAGTAACAATGCAAGAGGCAAAGGAATTCAGCCAGGAGTATCTTGGCGAACAGATTGTCAGTCATCGTGTAGTTACATATGATGAGGCATTAGCTTTATCTGATAAGGACAATGATTATACAGTATCATGGGATAATGATACCAAAGTTAAAACCTTTTTTACAACATTGACTGACCAAAAATTATGACCAAACGTATTGGACCTATCACATTAGACAGTGAGACAGCAGATCGTATTACCTTGCTGAATTTAAAAGAATACAAGAGTTATCTCACAAAAGAGTTAACTGCGTGGCGTAAGAACCCGCAGACAGAAGATAATCCAAATGGTGTTTGGTTACACCCTGAGGATGTTACCGGTAATATGGCAGCTATCAATGCACTAAATATAATCATTAAACATTTTAGTGTTGAAGTATGACCTTTACTATTCCTGAAAAGACAATTAGAAAGATACATAATAAAGATCCTGACTTCATTATTGAGGATGGTATAACTATTGCTACACGTGCCGCAATGGAAATCACAAAAGATTGTCCAAAAGAATATATGTTAATTATTGAAAAATGTATTAGCCGTGGCTGGCTTAAACCAGTAGCATATATGAAAGAATCTGAATACATTTGGGAAAAACTAGGAGAATAAAATGAATAGAGATTACAACAACTTACAATACATTTTAAACAAAACACCAGAAGAATTGCATAAGTGGTGGTACTCATTGGATGATGAGGATCAGGCGTATGCTATGGAAATCATTGTAGAATATCGTAAAATGCTAGATGAACCACTAGTAGAGGACTTGTCTTTGGCAAGTAATTTATTAAAACAGTTTATGCTATAATGGCAAGTTTAGCAGAATATTTTAAAGCAAACCGATACTCTGGTAAATATAATATAGGTGATCGTGTTATTGGTAAATGGAACAAGATTCCATTCGTTGGTACTGTGGGTAATGACACACTAATTAATGAGGTTGAAGGACCTAGAATTAGTGTGTGTTTGGATTTGCCCATTAAATATAAAGATAATATACATCGTGTTATAATTGTAAAACACAAGGATATAAAACTATTTAAATAAAGGATAAACATGGATAATGAAAAACTTAAAGAACTTGCTGAAAAATGTATTACTGATGATGGATTTGCAGTAGGTTTACTGGCACAATTATTAATTGAGGAATGTGTATTAGCACTTGATAATACTGGGAAATCGCATGTACATACTACATTTGACCAATCACAACATGCATGTAGTATCATAGAAGCAAAGAAAGCAATTAAAAAACATTTCGGAATTGAATGAATAAAATATCTACTCCTACTCCCTTGCTTAATTATACCTTGCGGTATAATATGTTAAAGGATGCTATGGAATTGTCAAAAGTCCGAGATATTGCTACAGCAAAAGATATAGAAAAAGAAAAGATAGTAAAAGCACAATCAACAAGACGATTAGACCAAGACAGAGATTTCCAACAACATGTTGAAGAAATTAAACGGTATGAATCATTAAAACTTACCCGAGAATACCAAGAGTACCAATATCTATATAATTTAGGTACAAAGGTTGACATGTACATTTAAACATAGTATACTTACACAGAGGAAACACATATGACAAAAACATTAATTGCAAAACCCGTAGTTAAAAATCAATTTTGGATAGTTACTAATGGAAAAGAAAAAGTAGGTAACGTATTAGCTGACGGTTCAGGATTTGAAGTAAAATTGCATGGTAATAAAAGCCATTACAAAAACACTTCAGCCATCAAACGTAAGACAAATATTGAATTCGAAACTGTACAAAAAGTAGATAAAACTACACATGACTTGCCCTTTAAGGTATACCCCACAACAGGAAAAGTCTTTAATAGCATGTTAGATATCAAACGTAAATTACATTTGTTTACTACAGGGCCCAAAAGTAAATGCTATCATGCAGCCGGTTGGTTTGTAATTCAACAAGGTAGTGAGAAAGAAACAGTTTTTTGCCCTAAATATATCTTTATTCAGCGTTATCCTTATCAAGGACCTTATAAAACTGAAATTGAGGCTAAAAAAACGATAAATAGTTGATGTTACATATAAAACGATTTATAGACAAAGTATCCATTATGGAGAGCAAACAGGGGAAGGATGTTGTAATCCCTATCAGCGAGGCTCGGATATTGCGTGATGAATTGAGTAAATTAATTATTGACAACTATGAGTTATCACAAAATAAGGTTGTAGCAGAACCTGTATTTCAAATAGAATTAAACGGTGGTAGATTTTAATGTCTAGGACACAACCTAAAGTCTTAATTGAACTAGTAGACAAAGTAACATACAAATGTGACCAGATTGTAGAAGCTTCTGGCATATGGGCTGTGTTCTATGAAGGGCAACCTATTAACCTAAAAAGTCAGCACTATTTAGATAGCGAAGCGACACCAAAGTATAAAAAAACTAGTTTTAGTAATCCAGGACATGCACGTAATCTATGTCGCAAACTAAATCTACAATTTAAAACAGATAAGTTTACTGTAGTGTTTATGAATTCAGGTAGAGTTGTCTACCCAGATGAATAAACGCAAGACCCTTAAAGAAACTATTACAGAAGTTGTATTGGCTCAAATTCCTGATTCCCTAAAACAAGATAAAACTATCCCAGTAGATAAGCTACTATTCAAGTGGTGGATGACTGGGCGCCAAGACGGATTACGTTTAACTGATGTAGGCGACCTAGCATTCAGAATGGCAGAAATAGAATTTTATCAATATGAGTTAAAATTACAACCAGAAACTCAATATCATGCTTATATATTAGAGCTTAATAAAAAAATCAAGTGCCCCTATTATATGGGGGTAAATAAAGATGGAAAGAAAAGCTTTCCCTATATAAGATTTTATGATAGCAAAATAGCTATGATGGTCAGTTTGTATGGGAATGTAAATGAATATTTAGATAGTATAAAGGTAAAAAAATGACAGAAAAGAAAAACCCAAATCCATTCATTAATTTAGCTAACGAAGCTAAAAAGAAAAATACACCAATGTTAACAGGTAAAAAATCTGAACAGAAAGTCCCAAAGCCTAGTAAAGGTTTTGGAGGTGCAAGCGTTGTTCGTAGAACGGGTAGAGGTGGTTAATACCATTCACCTTCATTACGCATACGTTTAATGAAGGTTAAAAAGGTGCTACATACTCCGTAGCATCTTAAATGCACTGTACTAAATAAACCTCTATCCTGTATCTCAGGAAGAACAATAATACTAGTATCATTTACCGGAACAGTTCCGGGTGTCCATAACCTATTGCTACTGGTTAATGCATTGACCATGCTATTAGGCTGATAGAAGTAGTTGGGATATTGTCTTAGTGATTGTGTAGTAAACCAATCATATGTTTCCTGATTTCCGCATTTAATCCAAAAACGATTACCCTGCAGATATTTGTCAGTAACTGGAATGGGTGCTTCTTCTGGACCCACACAAAGTGTATTGTCTATTCGCCAAACATCAACCATACAAGCAAATCCGTTATTAAATGATTTACCTATTTGGTCAGGAGTGTTGGCATATTCGTAGTTTTGCCCGTCGTAAATTCCCTGATAAGATATATATAACATAATATGTATTTATGTCAACGGAACATATAGCTGCCGCGTTATATATATGTAGATACAAAAATCTACTTCATTAACTTAAAGGAAACTTAAAATGAAAACATTAGCAATCGCCCTAATCGCTACATTGTCAGTAGCAACAGCAATGGCCGCAGAGCCAGCAAAAGCAACTACAGCCCCAGCGACACCTGCTACGGCTGCTACAGCACCAGCTACGGCTGCACCTGCTACCGACATGAAGTTAGCTAAGAAAAAGGATGCTCCCAAGGCAGACACCAAAAGTGAAGCAAAGCCTGCTAGTCCAGCCCCAGCAAAAGCTGACGATAAAAAAGCCGAAGCTCCTAAGAAGTAATCCATACAGACTCATTGCAATTAGGACCTGGGGACTTGATCCTAATCAGGTTCTAGTTAGTGATGAGGATATATTAGTTAATTCCCGTCGTATCATATTAAAGATTGAAACATCTTTACATGACGATGAGGAATTAAGTGATTATGTACAATTAAGATTATTCCTAGCCAGAGAAATGGCTATGTCAAAATATAGAGAAATCTATCAACCGGCATAAATATATATGAAGTTACGGGTTCTTCAT